GATTTAAATGTTTGCATTAGTTATCTACCTTTGCTCCACCGCGCCACTGATAACAAGACCAGTATCTTGCTTTATACTTTGGTCCTGGATTATCACAGTTATGTCTTGCTCTAAAAGATTTTCTCCGAGCTGGATCATCTCTCTTAATCTCCATGTTTGGATCTCCGAAGCGAACAACTACAACTTTACCATTCGGACCCATTGTGTACACTTTAAACTTCTTATTAGGATTTTCAGAAGTACGAATAGGATCGTTCAATTTAACTTTTTTACCTTGATACTCTGCTTCAGTAATCTCCATATCTTCATACAGATTACATTCTTCACAAACTTGATCAATCTCATCGGCCCTATTCTGCTTAAATGTTTTCATTATCTGTCGCCACGTTTTGCTGATAGATAAGCTGCTATTGCCATGTCTCTTCGTTCTTCTTTATCTTTACCTTTAAACTGTGGTGCATCTGAACCTTGAAAGTCTTTGATCCAAGAACCCATGCCATCAGAAACTTTTAGTTTTTCGCTAAACTTCTTAAGTCTTTCACCGGCTTCAGCATCTGCTTTTTTATTACCAGCTTTTTTCAATGCATCAAGACCTTTTCTAATTTTATCTTTATTAGGTGATGCATGTTTATTTAAACCTGTCTTAGTAAGATCTTTCATGCTCATTGAAAGTTCAGCAACTGGTTTTTTCTTTTGTGCCGGTTGCGTTGGCTGATCATGGTGATACTCTTTAAGTGGTTTGTTTAGCAAACCGTCAGCCTTTTTGTATGATATAGGTTTCTTTAGTGTTACGTGTTTTAGTTTTACAACACTGCTCGAGCCTGGCCTACGTTTATTTCTTATTCTGGCCACATCTTTTGCATCGCTGTGGCTATTTGCAAATCCATGAGCTATTCCGTCTTTACCAACTGCAGCATGAGTAGATTTACTTGGACCGCTGGAAAATCCAACAACGTGCCCTCTATGATCAACTGCAGCATGAGTAAACTGTTTTTTATTCCGTGCTCGGCCCAGCGAGACGTCTGGATCTTCTTTTGTTAACTCTTGCACTGATTCTTTATGCGCAGCTTTATATAACTTTACTGCCTGAGCCATGTGTTTATCTTTCATAGCTCTTTTTGCCTGCATATGATTTGGATTATCATCAATAAAACGAACTGAAGGCTCATCTACATTATGCTTCTTAACATGCTTCTTATACGTATCAAACTTTTTAGCATCTATAGCTTTACCGAATCTCTTACTCATTGGCGTCATGCTACGAGAAATTTCATTTATAGATTCATCAGTTGATTCTCTTTTAAGTTTACCTAGTAAACCACTGTACTGTCTTCGCTTTAAGCTTCCAGGTGTCATGCTAGGTCGCTTGATTCCTGCAGCTCTTTGAGCTTTACGGTCTTTCTTTTTGTCAGCATCAATATCTGCTTGAGAAGGAGGTGTATATTTTTTCACTTCTTTCTTGACGATTTCTCGATCGACAGGAACCATACGAATTTTTGATTTTCCGTCTGGACCAATGTATCTTTCTGGTTTTCTATCTGCTGACTGTGGCATTTACTTTCCTCTTACTTTCGCGGCCAGATCTTTGTCTGCCTTTCCCCATGTACCAGATGATTTGGTAACAAATGAATTGACTCTTGCTAAACCCCATTGTTGTGGAGTAGTACCAGGCCTATGACCAGTTCTCCATGCGGCTACGCCTCGATTATAAACTTTACGAAGTATACCCATAGGCATACCAGACTTATCTGCTTTTTTCTTTAATGCTGCTGTAGCATTTTCGTTTATGTAAGCTTTAAACGTAATCATGTTGTTGCCCTATTCTTTGCTTTTGTATCTGCAGTACGAGCTCTGTCCATCATTCGATCGTGTTTACGAGCATCAGATGCTTTCTCTCGATCAATCTTCATTTTTGCAATATCTACTTTGCTATCTTTTTCACCGAACATTTGCTTGAACTTTTTCGTATGCTTTGAAGGTTTAGTTTTTGCAGTCTTGTCACCCGCAGCTGGTTTATATGCGGCTGGATTATCATCATCCATTTTAGATTGTCTTTTAAATTGACGATCTCTTGAAACTTTTTGTGCCTTTGACAATCCAGAATGATATGCCTTCGGTTGTGTACCTGGTCGATCCTTAATATCAGAATCTTGTGGTGAACCTTTTTTACGTTCTTTGTCTTCGATGTTTAGAGTTTTGGGGTAATTCTTGTCCCCTGGTTTTAATTTCGGTTTTCCTGAGGCTCGACGTGCTCTGATATTAGCCCACAAACTTTCATTTTGTCCAGGTGTAGCATCTTTCCACTTTTTTGCAGCTTCGGGTGTACCTTCATCAGGATAATCTTTGTACATGCTTTTAGTATTATCTTCTTCGAGCTTTGACACTTGGTCTAACCAGCATCTTAACTTTTCGGTTTTTGTTTCTACAATCAAATAGTTTGAGCCTAAGTGATGTATCTTGCCAACAATACCTTTATCATTAATAACAACTTCTTCACCGAGTTCAAATAAGTCATCACGAACATATGCTTCTCTTATATCTGAAACAGATTCTAACTGAATATGATTTTTAAATTCTCTCTTTTCTTTTAAGCCCATACCTCTACGCACGTCATTAAACAAACGTTTTGCATCGGCATTACTCATTGCCTTTGGTAAACCTTGAGCAAACTGAGTAAAGTCATTGTCGGAAGCATGACCACGCTGTTTCGTACCAGATGCTCCTTCTGCACCTGTGGCATCAGGATCTCTTTGGCCTGCTGATACTATCTTGACTCCACCGTCAAAGTTAAAGAATCCGTGTCCGCCTTTTTTACCATTGTACTTATTGAATCGTAAATCATATTCTTTTACACGATCAGATCCAGCAACCATTACAGCTTTACGAAAGCCTTCATCGTATAACGCAGATAAAGCATGGAAAGGTGTTACAACCTTTTTGTTTATCATAATCTGTCGACCATGTTTTGGAAACATTTTACGAACATATTTAACTTTATCTTTATAAGCTAAAGGATTTTCTTTTGGATCGTTTGATTGGGATAAAAATACACGATAAGGATTTTTACCTGCAGCTGCAGCAAGTTTATCTAGCAATTTGCCGTGACCAATAGTAGGAGGATTCATTCTACCAAAAGTAAAATAAACAACTCTTTCTTCTTCAACTAAAAATTGGCTAAATGAATTAATCATTATGTAGACTTGCTCCCACGTTTCTTTTCCATTTCAGCTTTACGAGTCTTTGGTAAAAGCTTCTTTGCAAGTCTATCTATCTTTTTCTTCATAGCAGGTTTTTCGAGACGTTTTTCAATCTCTTGCCTACGAGCAAAAGTCAAGTCTGATTTAGGAATATCCTTTGAGATCTTCTTAAATATTAACATTCGAGCAGCTTTACGTGCTCTGCTTTTTAATTTTTCCGGAGATGCAAACCTACGCTTCGCTCTTTCACGCCCCATCTTGATACGTGACTTATAGCGTTTAAGTAAACGAGCTCGAGCTCTACGCTGTTGCATAGTAAGAGCTTCATCTACTTCTTCATCTGATTTGGGTGGATTAGTCGACGCATAGTCTGGACGATACTTGCGCTTCTTTGCGTTCTTTTTAATTTGATCTGGCATGCCTGGAGCATAGTCTACAGTCAAAAAATCTTTGAAACCTAGTTTCTTATCCATTTTATCTGGCATTTAATTTCTTCCCGGTTTATCCCATCCTTTTAATATATCAGGCGAAAAGTTGTTATAGGAGAATTCCATCCTATCAACAATCTTTACCGCGTCACCACCAAGTTTATCAATAGCAACGTAACCTTCTTCTCCAGTTACCTTATATCCATTACGAGTCTTAACAAATGTTTTAACTTTAGCAAGTTTGTTAAGAGTATTTATAAGTTTTAATTTTGCAAGAACTATAACTTTTTGTAATTCAAACATATTTATGAGAGATTTTTTATTTTTTTCACTAAAGAATGATAAAATATTATCTAATTTTTGTCGCTGAGTTGCTTTTCCTTTTTCAGATTTTCTCTTTGCAATCTCTTTTGCATACTTAAGCCGTATCCACCTAATGAGTTTATCGGCGTGTCCTCTTGAATCTCCAGGGACTTGTCCCTTTCTGACATACTTATTATTGAATTGCTCAATGAGGCGCGGTAACTCATCCGATTTCTCGAGCGTCCTAAGTGTGGATCCTGCGATTTGATTAAAGAGTTTACCAGCTTGCGATAGATATTCATTCACTTTCTCCGTATCATTTTTGTTCATAGTAACATTTGTCATATCTCTAAGCATTGCATCTTGCGACCAAACGCCTTTAGATTTATTTAATTTAGAAACATTTACACCATATGAAGCTTTCATAGTTTCAAATGTTTTACCTGTATATGTAGTATGCCAAACAATTCCAATCTTAGATTTCTTAATCTCTGCAGCAGCGGCTGAATTACTTGGCACAGCATATACAATAGTATTAGGATGAAATGTAACATAAGATTCGCCATCAATCTTTTTAGTTGTGATATCACCTGGTCCATATAAGAAGTCACCTTGTACGACACCCTTGATACCTAAAGCTGGAAGTTCTTGTAAAGCTATTTTAAGCTTATCAGCAAGATCGCCAGAAGTATCAGCATCCACATCACCGGCTGTTTTATATACTTTTGGATTTTTATTAAAGATTCCCTTTTTAGCGACAAAAAACTTTCCATCAGATGGATCAATACCAGCAAAGATAGCAGGAGCGCCATCCCACTTGACAGATACACTACCATCGTGAGATCCTTTCAGCATGTTTCTTAATTCTCGCAAAGCATTAATAGCTTCCCTTGTTCCGTTTACACCACCATATAATACTTTATCCTCTATATGAGTCATATGAGTATTTTTTTGTTCTGTTATATATGAGCTAAAATTTTCCATATGTGTATTATATTCCATTTAAAGAAGAAAGTAAACCATCATTTATATTTAAAATCACACATCAGACGAGTAGGATAACCATCACCGCCTTGTGTATCTCTTAAGTTCAATTTGAAAACATATGTTGAGGATTGCATTTCTATATCTATACGTTTACCTTTACCACCTTTTCCTCCATAATAAACAACAGGAGCTGTTACTGCAGCTGCAGTTTTCATAGCACTTTGAGTCATTTCTTTTGACAATATCTTGCCACTTAATTTATGTATGATATGATAATTGAAACCAATACCAGATTGAAGTAGATGACTTAATCCAGCTTTATCAAACTTCGGTCTCTTGTCGACTCTTCCAGAACTCGTACCGTTAAATACATTGCAGAATTCTTGTTCGTTAACACCAAATAATTTTAAGAGTTTTTTACCATTTGGATTTACAATCTTTTCTGCCTGTATTTCTTTCTTAGTAAGAATAGTTTTGACACCAACATTAAAGAACGTAGTAGTGCCGCCAAGTTTTAAACTAAGATATATTGGTCCTTGATCAAGAGTAACTGTAATATCAGTTACAGATTTACCTACATCAAACCCTTTACCCTTTGGATTAGTAAGTTGGATCTTTGGAGAGAACACGAGAGGACGGCGAGTATTCTCACCACCTACAACATCCACTTTAAATTCTTTTGATTCCGACATTTCATATGTTTTGTCAAGGTGTTCAATTGCAGATGCCATGTTTCTATCTTTCACAGCATCACCAGCCCACCAAGCTAAAAGAGCATCAGCAAACTGTGGTTCAAATAAGTTACCACGGTTGTTGGCACCACGATTACCAGAGGACCCGTTACCAAACTTTATTTTTACTTTTGATAAGTCTGCTTTAGCTTTTATATCTGCAATGGACATATCGTCTTGTAACTGGCGAGTTACATTAACGTTGCCTTTTTTTCCTGGATCAATATTAATTGGTGTTTCTGCTTTTGATTTTAAAATAGCAAAAAGTCTCTTGATCTCTTTTAAATTTTCTTCAGGAAAATCTTTGAGTTCAGAGTCTATCTCTTGCGTTGATTTTGGAAAGAATGTATAGGCCACACTAAACCCCATTGAATTAACAGTTGGTACTATTTATAATAAAAATAAAAGGGGCCGTAGCCCCCTTATTTTAGTTCTATGTAAGTTTTCCGGCCTTTCCGGACTAGATGATATTGATATTGTTCGAATCCACTATCAACTAAGTCTTGGTTGAGACTATTCACCATCTTCTCTACATTCTGTAGTTCTACAATATCTTCAGGTGAATTTTTAAATGTGCCGATTAGTTGAGGTTCTTTTTCACTTACTACTATTCCCATTATCACTTTTCCTCTCATATTGCTTAACCAATGGTTTAGCAAGAAAGAAGTCACCATAGACTTCTTCTATATAATCTAATACTATACATATTTCTAGAGCATTATCAAAGAATGTTCTTGCACATAAGTCATAGTAAAATGTTTCATCAAGCTGGCCATAACAATGCGTCATGGTATAATGATGGAGAGCATCAACAATCATGCTTTCAGGAAAATCATATTGTTCTAATTGTTTTCGCACAATGCTCTCCATGTTTTAATTATTTATTCTTTTGTACTCTACGCTTGCGTGCCGCTTTTCTTTTACTTGATCCTTTCTTACGACGGCCAGGGCGTGGTCTGTTCTTATGAGGCCAAGGCATTAATTATCTCTTAGTTGCTGGATTTCATAATCAGACTTAGCTTTATCATATGCTAAATAAAAAGCTATAAGCACAGCAGGTAATATAACAAAGTAAGTGCTGTATGCCATAAGCTCAACTGTAACTAAAACAATGCCTATGCCGACACCGGTAAAGAATGAAAGTTGAGCTAAGTTCTTCAAAAATAATGATAACATATTAATTCTCCTTAAGAGGCAGTAGCGTATTCTACTGCCTTGTTAGCTGCTTTGATTTTACGAGATTGATTGACACCGAACCACGCTGATTGCATACGTGTATCTGCATTACGACCAAGTTTATGATCTGTTAGATACGTGACAGAATTAAGAGCCTGCCACCATGTGCCTTCACCGAAGTTTGCACCAGGTTGAGTTTCAAGAACTTCATAAGCATCGCGTGCTGTTTTAGAAAGATCTTTAACAGTTTTAACTTCTGATTCCTTATGTGTATAAGGAAAAACGTCATTGTAAAACTGAACCAATGACTCTGCAGTGAACCTACGAGTTGACAAAAACTCAGCCATTTCTTTGTACTGTGAGAATTTGTCATGAGCAATGCCAAGTGTTTCTTTTACTTGATCAGCATCGAATACTGAACGGTGGTTTAACTTGACAAAATTCTTTGAAGCTGAGTTCAAAGAAAAAGTAAGTGTGTTGCTACATACAACACGGATAGGAGTAAAACGAACGTCAATCGCTTTACCATATTGGTGAGGATTGCTAAACAATAAGTAAGAGTCAACTTGGTCTTCGCCAAGGATTGTGAAGGAGTCTTTTACTTTTGCTAGAGCAAATACGTTGCTACCACCTTTCAAAGATCCGGCTGTGTTCATTTCCATATCGCCTGCAAGGACATACTCAGAAAAGAACTCGAAAGCTTCGGAGTTTTGAACAGGATTCCAATCCCCACCAACATTAGTTAAGATTTTGTTATCAGATGAGCGAACCAAAGACTGTTGACCAGTAGGAATACGCTCTCCGTCTACTTCAATGAATGAATTAACTTTTTCTACTGTCCAATCAAGGCCAGCTTTTTTCATCATTTGCGCAGGAGTAAGATCGTTTGAGACTTCTACACCAAGACCATGCCAAGGCTTATCACCTGCATATGCCATTTGTGCTACGCCATCGATCATTTCAACTTCATGTGCCATAATATATTTTCCTTTTCATTTTCAATAATAATATAATACCATAATTCATATTGATTGTAAACCCCTAAAATGCATTTTTTTCATTTTTTTTAACAATCATTACTTACGTCCCAAACATAGGGACAATACTCATGCTTTGGTCCGAAGATAACTACATCATCATCTCCGACCTCAGTGAATACTCTATCATCATATACTTTGTGGATCATATAACCGGACCACCAAATATACGATATGCTCTTACATATTCATCTCCTCTGAATCCTACATAATGAACAGTACGTCCCATATCTTTTTTTATCGCCTCATACTTGCAGCATCAACTGCAGCTTGTTTATTATCTTTACGTACTGGCATTAAGTTTGATTTATGAGTAACAACTATGCCAGCTATTTCGTTACCTGTATATTTGACGGCATCTTTCTTTGTGCCATTTGAACAAATGTCATCTGATGTAACACGAGGACCGCAACTTAAATCAGGTAAGTCATTTTTATGTTTAGCTGTTGACTTACCTACACCTAACTGTTTTAAAAACTTTTCGTGTTCTGCTTCAGCTTTCCTAAGCTTTTTAGATTTATGCCCAGGCTTACGGCGCTTACCAGTGCCATGAACCTGAACTCCTCTAATCATATGCATTGACATTAAACCATACTCCTTAAGCTCCAAGTTGTTGCATCACTTCTTGTATATTTTGACATGATGTTATCATACCATTCAGGATTTTTATTTTTAAGGATGTTGAGTGGAGCGCTGTCAAGGCAATCTTTACTACGAGCTTCAGCATACTCTTCAACAGTATGAGATTTGATTAGCTCGGTTAAGAATTTAGCTTTAGTAAAAGGACCTTTATACTTGAAGCGAGCAATGAAAAGTTCCATTGGCATACCGATACGTGAAGGATGAATATTATCCTTGCCATACACTTCATCATATGTTGGCTGACCTTCATATGGTCCTTTATACTCTAAGTAGCCGCCATGATATATGAAGTTTTCTCTGATAAACTTAGTCATTACAATCTCCTTAACATTTGATATAACTATTCTACCACAGTTAAATCGAAATGTAAAGGAAAAAGTTTACTTTGAAAACAAATATTTGTGATTTTTTTTATAATGACTTTAATGCGTGTGCAATCTTATCAATAAGCCATTTTTCGTAGGCGCTTGGTATCCAAGTTTCTTCACGCTTTAGCGTGTCGAACGCTTGCCACATTTTATCTTGTTCTTCCATTCTTCTTCAAACCCTTCTTCTTTTTCATATAAAGGTGCGCCATTTCCTCCAGCATACCATAGACGTTTAAAATAACTATTGTATGATGAATAGGCTTGCTCATCACTTATATCGATGTGGCCTTTTACTAAATAATATATTCTATAAGCTTCTTTTAGATCTGGTTTATCATCCGTCATCAAACGCTTCTTGTTCATCTTTGGTTTTATATTGCCATTCATCAGTGTGTCCTACTGACCATTTAGGTTCAGTTTCAACTGCATAATTTTGAGTGCATACTTTAAAATCTGGTGTCATTAATTTATCAGGAGTCAAGGAGCTATCACGCCATATGATCCTGTTGTTCGGCTGAGCAGCAAACTGACCATTGTCTAATCTTAAAACATTAAATGATTTATGTTCTGGATCGTGTTCACTAAAATTTGTATCTAAAACAGAAGGATCTCTATGACAATTATCTATCGTAAATTCATATTCTCCTGGATGCATTTTCTTATCTTTACCAAAAAACTCAGCTCTACATAAAATTGGTTTTTCAATAACAGTAACATCATAATCAAAGCAATCCCAAAGTTGGAGAACGTCAAGTGGTAAGAGATCGCCATGATCAGTTTTCCAAACAAATGCTGAGATAGGAAGTTTGTCAAATAACGCACCGTATTCTGTTAATAATGTTTCGAAGTACAGTGCTTTATACATTGTACTTTTAACACTTATCCATATGCCTGGTGTAAATTCGCCATGTCCATGTTCGAGATCATAAAGATATTCTTTTCGAACATAGACATGGACTGGGGGGAGCGGGTGTACTAAAAATGCCATGATATTATATATTATCCTTTTTCGTTTCAACTTCAGGTATTCTTAAAACCTTATGTGCAAACCATTTTAAAAATCTTTTAATACTATTGACAATCCATTCATTAAAGAAATGTCTAAGAATTCTAACAATAATAAGAATAGGTGAGTAAAGAACATCAAAGACGACTAAGAGAAGATCGACAATCAAGTCAATCATGCTGTCTACATTCCACAGCTCCTTTAGTTTCTTTTTAAATTTTGTTCTTGTTTTCTTAAACATTAATCGTTATTAAGTGGGTTATCCAATGCTTCTTGTAACTTTTCATTTAAATCATTCTCAAGTTGTCTTGAATCTGCGTCAATACGATCTTCAGTTTCTCTCATAGTATTACGTACGTCCTTTTCAGATTCACGCATAATTCCTTCTACTTCACGTATAGATTGTGTAACATCTTTACGTAGCTGATTCATTTCTTCACGTATAGTTTCTAAATGAGTTTCTATTAAGTCTTGAGAATTTTTCACTCTTACCTCTGATGCTTCTACTTTATCTTCTGCTCTGTCGGCGTGTGCTTCCATTGCAGCTACGTCTTCACGTAAATCGTTTTTTATGTCTCTAGCATATTCAATAGCTTCTTCTACTCTTAACATGCTTTCATCTATTTTTAAAATAACTTTTTCATTTTCTGCGGCGATTGCATCTACATCAATGTTCTGTACAATTTCTTTCATGTCTGTATAATCTTTGTAAAATTCAAAGCCAGCCCAAAGTCCTCCACCTAAAGTAGATAATGCAGTAAGAACGACAAACATCTTGCCGCCTCTAAATGTTGTACCAGCAATTTCAAATTCTGCCATGTTAGTTTCCTTCGTACTGTTGTCTTACCATTTCTCTATGAGTAGCATCAGAAGCACCGTTAAAGAACCTTGCTGCAGGATTGTCATAGTTCTGTTGTCCTTCATATATTTCTTTTGGTGCATAAAAATCTGCGTCTGCCATCTGCGGTTGTTGATACTGTGCAAAGTTAGGATTGTATCCCATTAACGCAGCTTGAGCATCTTCGCTATCATCACCAGCAATAGCAGCAGCAACTAAATCTTCTTGAACTTCCAGTGATTCTTCTTTTGCTTCTTCTTCACTTTCTTCTTGATTTTGTTTTTGTTCTGCAATAACACTACGCTCAAGAGAAAGAACATTTGTTAAAGTATTTTCTATTACGTTAGTTGCGGTTACAACATCAAATGTATCTATTACTATTTCTATATTTATAGATTGCTCTATAATTGATTCTATAGATATATTACCTGTTTCATCTGGCAATGTTGATAGTGAATTAGATACAGCAGCTTCTGCTACACTTAACGGATCTATATCATTCTTTTTCTTGACATCTTCAGATACTACAACCTCTGGTTCCTCTACTTCTTCTATCAGTTCAAGTTGTTCTTCGAGTGATGCAACTTCTCCGGTTGATTGTATGTAAACCCATTCGTCTTCTTGTGGTTGTGGTATTGTTTCTTCTGGAGCATTACCTATAAAGTCTTCACAAGTAGGATCTACAACCGGAACCTGTTTACATGGATCTGGATCATATACAAATGTGCTATAGATTGCAGCATTACCGAACTCGGGTCCGTACCAGCCCGGCCACTCACCGGCATCTTTTCCTTCGACTTCAAGAGTAAGAGTGTCGATCTTGTCGCCAGTAATGAAAGGATCATACCAATGCATACCGTATTTTGTTTCCCATTGATCAATGTGTTCTGAGTAATCCCATTCTCTTTCGTCTAATATATTTCCTGATTTATCTTTTACCGTTACTGTAACGATAAGAGGATCCTGGCCAAGAGCGCCATTTGTATCTTCATTGTTTGTATCTGCGTTCTTAACTCTCCATTGCCAACGATAACCAACAACAGTTATGTCAGCGATTTTAAGAGCTTGAGCAATAGCATCTTGTGTTTGTGAAATAACGGTTGTAGTGTTACCAAAGGTAAACATACCTGTACCAACGTCTTCTGCAGTTGAACCAGTGTTAGCACACTCTCCTCCAGTCTCTCCACCCCATCTTCTATTCTGTAAAATATCTAAACAGCCTGTTGTGGCAGTGTATTCACCCGGATCAATTATCTGATCAATATATGTTTTATCTTCTTCAACATCAGAAGGATCATTAGGCGCGAAGTAAAGCACGCTTTGATCAATATCATTTTCAGTTAGGTCACCGTCATAAGAATATTCTTGACTAGATAGCGAGGAGCAAAGCAAGAATAACGCCGCCGATAGTAAGAGCGGTTGTTTTATCATTCTTTTCCTTTCCGTCATCTACTGGCTTAGCATCAGGATCGTTATCCCATAAAGCTTGAGCAACTGTGCCTATGTTTCCTTTGTATGGACAAGGTGTTCCAGCCATTTCCATAGCTTTAAATACGTTTTCTTCTTGACACATAAGTGCTACAGCTGCAACTTTCATACCCATGTTATAAAGTGTCTTGGCATTTTTTAATCTTTCACAATTCATATCGCGAATATGACCACCGCTGGACATACCAAGTATCTGAGTTTGAACCGCAGAAGAATATGATACGGTACAAGTATCATTTCCACCTGATTGAATTGACGGTGCAATTGCTGAAGGAGGTGGAGAAATTACTTCTTGAGTAATGTCACTAGTGTTGTTATTATTATTTGTATTGTTTGCTGTACTGTTGACAGTAGTGTTATTTGTATTTGTATTTGTACTAGTGCTCGTATTCGTATTATTTGTAGTAACATTAGAAGTAGAGTTCACAGTACTTGTACTGTTAACCGTGGTGTTGTTTGTATTCGTAGATGTAACTGTACTAGTGTTTGTATTATTAGTCGTTACATTCGAAGTATTTGTATTGTTAGTGGTGCTGTCAGTTTCCACATAACTGGTAGAATCAAATTTGCCATCTGCATCATCGGTGACATCTCCAAAGGCTGCAGTTGATGCAATCATTACGAAGAATGCACCAAGCAGATGCTTCTTCATTGAGTATCCTCTCTTTTAGATCTCTGTTCATAATTATTTATAAACTGTCTTTAAAAATGGTAGTGACAATAATTTGTCAATTTTTTACTGTCAAATTTTTGACAAATAAAAGGAGGGCTAACCGTGGCCCTCCGCGTGCTTATTGAGTAGCAACCCTATACTAGTTTAGAATGAGAATGAAATACCTACTTCGATATCGTCCATTGCTTCCAATTCTAGATCGTAACCTGTTTCAGCATAGACTTTGGAGTTCAGACCCCACATTGTCATGCCATACTCTGCACCGAAGTCTAGAGTTGGTAGTTCATCATTATTTAATGTGAATTCATTTTCATATAGAATGAAGTCCATATCTGCTGATAAATCAATACCTGATATAGTGTAACCAACTTCAGGTGTAAAAGTTACGGTCATATCATCGCCATCTATATTATAGCGATTGTCGAGTTCTGCACCGATTGAGATGCCTGTTGCTCCGATTTCAGCTGCTTCTGCTTCAGTTGCGTGCATGCAAGCTGTAAGTAGGAGTGCCGAAGTTGCTGCTGCTGCTGCAAGTTTCATTTAAATTTTTCCTCTATTAAAATTTATTTACGATTCCAGATTTCATATAGAACCCAAACTGAGATCAAACCCATGACGCCTTCAGCGCCGAGTCCAGCTAACATTGCTGTTACATTGTCAACTACACTCATACCTTCGGGCATGAATGGCATGCTGCTCAATCCTAATATTTCTAGGATGATCGCCAATGCAGCAACACTAAGTCCTACATCAGCTAGAGCACCTGCCCATGATTTCACTTTGTTTAAAGTTTCCATAATTGTCTCCCTTAATTTATGGTACCACTTTTCTGTTGCTAAGCAAGTGGCCAGCTCCCTGTGATTATGCAGCTAGTGCAAATCCAGAAGGTGCAAAGTTATTGTTTGCATTTATGTTTTATAGACTCAAATACCAGTCGATCCTATTTCACCCCCATAAAAACACACTACTTAGAATCTAAAACTTCTTTACATTTACTTGATGCATAAGTTTCAAACCAACGAGGAACAAAGGCATGTATGAAACAAGCATATGCTGCTTTTTCCAACTGCCAAGAAATCCACATAGCTCGTTTGAAATGTTGCCAACGTGTCATGCCGGCTTGTTCTACATGTAACTTACATTTCTTACTAATCATGTTTTTCCTTAATGTGTTTTTGGTGGAGGTGCTGGGTTCTGCCCCCAGGTCCTGTATATCCTCTAACATCTATGTCTATTATTTAACCACATATCCGAGAGAAAGTAAATGGCTTTTTATGATATTTCTTGACCGTGATATAATTATCACAGCACCGTTGGCATCATATACCACAAATTTATTCTTGTTCTTGAGTATCGTGAATGTGTAATTGGATAAGGGCATAGTGTAATACCTTCATCAAATCTTTACGGGCATCAGCATGGCTTCCTTTTTTGCCATATCGTTGAGCGTACTTAAGAACATTACCGATGCAGAAACCAGTGCCATGGCCTCCATCAATAATGAATTCTGTTGCTTGAAACTTATCCTTGGCGTAATGCTGTTCATATGTTCCGTCAATATAATCTTGGAACTCGTCAATTAATCTACCTTCGTTAAACTTATAATCAATCATGTTGTAATCATTTAAATCCAAAGTCAGTGGTCCTATCGTATCAATTTCAATTGTTGAATTCATATTAGCGAATTCGACTACGTTGTCGTCTTTTGCCATATCCAAGTCTCCTCATTATTTTCATTCTTTCGTGATAGTGCATTTTTGGCCATTTGCTTATTTCTTCTTGAGTTCGACCACAACCAACACATTCTTTTGTTTTTCTATCAATTCGACATATCTGTACGCATGGTGTTACGTACATCAATCCCACCTACCAGTCCAGACATAGAATACATGTAGTCCAATAATCTTACTTACGGTTAAAGATTTTTCTTTATTCCAAAACGGATCTACATAATTAGCGTGATAAAATGTAGCACCCTGTGACGGATCAATAGTGTTACCGATCATAACGTCACGCGCAATAACCATAGCTCTATCCCAAGCACGCTTTTCTCTTGGCGTATGGTCCTTTACAAGAAACGTCCAACTAAATTGTTTATATTGATAGACAACGTCACATATGCTATCAGGAAACTTTGCGTGGTTAACGCGATTCATTGTTACGTGTGCCACAGCAATTTGTCCTTCTATCCTTTCGCTTCTTGCTTCGTGATAGACATTCATTGCCAGGCAATTTTGCTGTTTTGGATCTACTTCAGGTAGACCCAGCATAGCGATGCTAAATAAGCCTGCTGTTATACTCATAGTGATTAACCCACTTGTTATGGAAATAAGTCTGTTCATTAGTATTTATTATAGCCTGTATTCCTCTTTTTCATGTACCATTCTATACTATTCTTTCGCAAATGTAAAGGAAAAAGTTTTGTTTGTTTTCAATAAGATACGTTTTTTTATAAATAGTTACGAAGGGAAACTGCTATGATAGATCCAATAAGCGCGATCGGAATGGCGACAGCCGCGTATAATGGTATTAAAAAAGCTGTTAGTACTGGTAAAGAGTTGCATGATATGGCGGGTACGCTGCAGAAATGGGCTACATCTATGTCTGACTTAGACTTCGCTCATAAACAAGCTCAGAATCCTCCGATGTTTAAAAAATTATTTGGCGCAAGTCAGATAGAACAAAACGCATTAGAAGTATGGGGCCATAAACAAAAGGCCAAAGAAATGCGTGAGGAAATGAAAACACATATTAGTTTTTATTATGGACCATCTGCTTGGGACGAGATTGTTCGTATAGAAGGCGATATGAGAAAGAAACGTAAAGAAGCTGTGTATGCGGCAGAAGAGCGTAAACAAAAAATATTAGAGTGGATAGTAGGAATTGCTATACTTACTGCTGGTATTAGCGTCATGGGTTTAATATTCTGGATTATAGGTTCAACACAAGGGAAATGGTAAATGTGGGTATTGCTATGGGTACAATTAATGGCAACACAAAATGTAAATCACTTTCATATTGGTAATTATTCAAAAGAAGTAGATTGCCAGTCAGCTATGAGTGCTGCGGCTGTTTTAGTTACTAGTAAGAATGAAAGTATTGCATGTTTATATGTAGACATTAATGACATTAGAAATTAAATAAAAGCTTCCAAAGTATTAGGAGCCTTTTCTATATTGTATGATCGAGTCTTGTTATCTTGCAAGATATATTCTGCTTCGACCATTTGTAAGTCACCACCTAAAAATCTTTTTACATTTTGTGCCATGTCCATTGCTGTCGTAACGGGCACGTTCTGACATATCATATTTAAGTTCTTTAGTCCTCCTTGTAATATAAAGTCTTTTGGCATCTTCATTATATCCAATGCTTCACGAGTATTAATGTATCGATCTTCATCAGGGTGACATAACGTATGAGGGAAGTGACCAACGAAAGCACCAATACGATCTTTACCCATCTCAGTCATTTTTCTCATTATGTTTCCACCAGCCGATAACTTATCAAACATATAGTTACACTTCTCAGAAAGCTTCTGGTGTCCCCTTTCTGCCATCCAAACGCCCACATCCTTATAAGATACACCTTTATCTTCAATATAGTGCAATGGATTGGTTGTCTTTTCAATTAGCTGAAAGAACTCAGGATGAGTAATTCCACCATGCATTTCTTCTAATACGTATTGATAGTAAGGATTGTCCGAAGGTTTCTGTTTACTATTTATTTGTTCGAACATTGGATCTGGTTCGTTTGTTGCTGATGAACGAATCTGATCTTCGATCTTAGTGTATGGTCGATTGTAATACGATAAGATCGGTACAGAGTTTCCTTTCCAAAAGAAATAGAACGTCCTATCTCTAACCTGACTTAATCCGTGGAGGATTGATTTGGTTTTGTAGATGGAGAAGACGTAACCGTTTCTTCTTCCGATTTCTCTAAGTTTTCCCACAACTGGTTCTCCCATTCGACTAGCGAGCCGTGGAGCATTTTCACCCCAGAACACAGTGGGTTGGATTGATTCGAGCACATACTCGGCAGACTTGACCATCCAATCATTAGTACTGCTATCACCGCTGCTAGTAGGGCTAAGTGAAGAAAGGCCCGCACAAGGGCAGACAGTATTGACCACATCCACTCTGCTAGGCGCAGTGTCCCCTTTATCAAGCAGTAAATAAGGAATATTATTATCGTAATAGTTAAGAAGTTGGCTATCATTTGCTATAAAATCCGTGTAAGAGAGGATGTATTCGGGTCTTTTCCCGAATACGTTTTCCATTGCTATTGTTTCACCACCGATAAGAGGAACAATACTTGCATAATTCATTAATTCACCTTGTAATAATCTTTGTACCAAGTGACAAATTTTTCCACGCCATCAGCAATAGGTGTTGTTGGATTGTAACCTAACTTTTGAAGTTTAGTCGTATCTGACCATGTGGCTGGAGTATCTGCCGGATGTGCTTCACAAGGATTACGTATTGCTGTGCGACCAAGATTCTTTTCAATATGATCTACAAAATCGAGTAACTGTACTTGTTGTCCATATCCGATATTATATATCTCATGATAACGATCACTATCTGTGACAACTTTATCTATCACTAAGCTGATACCATGCACGATATCTTCAACATAAGTAAAGTCACGTTTCATATCACCGAAGTTGTATAAGTCAATTGGTTTACCCTTTACAATATTATCAGTAAACTTAAAGAGCGCCATGTCTGGTCTTCCATACGGACCATACACAGTAAAGAACCGTAGACCAGCAGAACGTATAATCTTTGAATGGCCAAACTGACATTCATTTACTTTTTTAGACCAACCATATGGATTGTTTTGATTTTCAGGTTTATCATGTTCATTCCAAGGTAAAGGCTGTCCATGCATTACACATGATGATGAAGCATATACTATAGGAATATTAAGTCCTTTAACTTCTAATGCTTCGATAAGACGCTGTGTACCAGTAATGTTTGTGTCAATATAGTGCTGTGGTTCTTCCATAGCATGACGCGGGTTTGCATATGCAGCAAGGTGTAAGACTACATCTACATCATCAAACAAATGCTTATCAGCATGTATGTCTTGAATATCGAGCTGAAACGTATCAACTCCATAGTCTTCTCTTAATATTCTTGCTCTTTCTCTTTTTAGTTCTACATCGTAGTAGTCATTAAAATTATCGACACCTACTACCGCGTGTCCTTTTTCAGCATAGTATTTTGCTGAGTGGAAGCCTATCATGCCGGCTTGGCCTGTGATAAATATTTTCATACGAAGAATTCCTCGAGTCCTTGTGGTTGGGTGCTAGTAGTGTTTAAAGCGAGATCAACTATTTCTTTCACAACCATTTCTCCATCGGAGTGTTGTTTCCAAAATTCAAAAGCCATCTCTCTCCAATCATCTCTCATCGCAGGATCATTTTTAAGTTTGACCATCTGGTCACGACACTCATTAAAGTTAGTATGGTCAACGCCAAGAGTGCCAGAGTTTTGACATTGACTAATTGGTTTACCTTGTACAGGATGAATTACATTATCACAAAAGTGCTTGTGAAATAATGGAACTGTACCTGAAGCTATACATTCAGCATGGCAATTTTCTATATTGTTACCATAGTGTTCTGCTTTTAAAAAGTATAAGTCAGAACCAAATGCTGACCGTGACATACGATCCATAGCTTCTGAGTTTATATATTGTGGATAAAGGTATGCGCCTTTACCTTCAACTTCTTTGCCATACAAATCAGGTGTAAACTTGACTTCATTAAATTGTTTCTCAGGTCTGAAATGATTTTCTACAATTCTACGATCTGTAGGATTATCTGATTTATTATCACGATATAAGACCAGTGGATATTGTATAGAAGCTTCTAGTCCTTCCAACACCGTGATAAATCCTTGCTCCATCAAAGCATCTTGATGGAAGTCAATCATAACACTTGGTCCTTTCCACATAGCAGTACGGCCAATCCATCTTACCATGTTGTGTTGTTGTTCTTCAATAGGACGCCAGTACTTTGCACGGTGTCCGTCATAATCAAAGCCGAGGCCCATCTTTGTAAGTGGAGTTTCAATTTTATTTTTTCTCATAAACTTACAGAAATCATTTTCCATGCTATGAGTCATAATGACATCTACATTTTCGCATACTTCTTTTAAGTTAGCATTACGTGCAATGGATGCTGCTTTATGATCTACATTAATAAACGCTTTACGAATATTTAATCTTTTTAAGAATGGAACAAAATTATCTTGGCAATCTTGTGGATGAGACTTTGAGGGTACAGAGTAAATGATGGCTAAGTCATAACCATTGTTAATAATGTCAGCTGTCTTATCCCAACATGTTCCCATCATAAATTCTTTTTGTTGGATCTCAAGTCCTTTAGCTCTACCCCATTTCTTATCTACTGCAGAAAATATATCTGCATCCGTAACCTTTTGCATTTGAATAGCGCATTGAGTTACACCACAACCCTCGGTTCCTCTACCTAAGATGATTGCAATTCTAGTCATTAATAAATTCCTTACATTCAATTAAAACATTATGTACGTATTTATGATCGTTTAATTTACGATTTCTAGGGGAAGGATGTGGTAAGACAAAGTGATCTACAAAACCAAGACGTTTCAAATAGCTCGATACCATTGAACCCCATACAACTATCTTATCATAGTTTTTAAGACTTGTACATAATAAAGTGTGATCAAAAGTCTTAAATTTAAAATCCCATTCAGGATCAAATGATAAGTTAGTGAAGGAGACATGTGTGAGGTCCAATTGATCTAACCAGCTATGGAATCTTTTGTATGCAGACCCCTTTGCCTTACTCACCGCTACCTTTGAAGGATTCATTCCAACAAAGATAATTCTAGACCGAAACGAATTCATATTCAATTCCAGCTTCTTCAAACATAGCCGAAGTTAAAGCAAATGATTCCACCCAATGTTCAGGTATTTCCTGATTAGGCATAACCACACGTTTAACTCCAACTTGAATCACGCCTTTAGCGCAATCAGAACAAACAGGTAAACCCCATACGTATAATGTAGATCCATCAAGTGATACACCATTATATGTAGCGTTGTATATTACATTTTGTTCTGCATGAACAACATACCTGTACTTAATTTCTTTGACAGCGTATCTATTCAAATCATCTTTTATTCCACGAGGAAAGCCATTGTATCCTTGAGCAAGTACTTGCCCTTTCTTTCCTATAGCAACTGCACCAATCTTAGATGATGGATCTTTCGACCAAGAACTTACTTCTTTTGCTAATCCTAGGTATCTTATATCCCATTTACTTGACAAGGTGAAAGTGCCTTTCATATACATGCAAGTTTTGTACTTGCCACATAATCATACCAGGCTGAAGTCCTTCATAGCTATGAGCATGTCTATCAATTCTGTTTATGTTATCACATAACAATGAGAGTACATGCATTTGCCAAGCATAATCATTCT